CGGGACCGGGAGCGGGTCGCCTCACTCGGCGTGTTCGCCTTCGCTGAAGGCCATGTCAGTGATCTCGCGCAGCTTGGCGCGGTAGTGGTTCAGGGTGCCGACATGGCCCCAGTTGATCTCGTCGGGGTGGGTCTCGAAATGGTCCGCGCTCAGGGCGGCGAGCCGCTCCAGCATCGTGTCGATCTCGGACTTGGCGGCGATGAAGGCGTCGAGGGCTTTCGTGTTGTCGGTCGCGCGGCGGGTCATCGTGGTGGCTCCTTGGTGAGTTGCATCGCTTAGCTGGAGTGACGTTCGCTCCGGTGGCGACGCTTATCAACTCGATAAGCACATGATCTTGAATGATAATCGGAGCCGTCGATGCAGGGCATGAGCGAGCGCCAGTACGCCGCCCATGTCGGGCTGTCGCGTGGCGCGATCCAGAAGGCTAAGGCGGCCGAGCGGCTGGTCCTCTATCCCGACGGCAGCATCAACGCGGCCGCCAGCGACGCTAGACGGGCCGAGACAACGGACCCGTCGAAGACGAGAAAGCCGCCCGCGCCGAAGCTGAAGCCCGTCCCCGAGGCGGCCGTGGCCGCTGTTGGCGACACGCTGCGTGAACAGGGGCTGGCAGTCCCGGCCGTCGGCGGCGGCACGACCTTCCTGCAGGCGAAGACCGCGAACGAGGTGCTGAAAGCGCAGGAGCGGCGCATCCGGCTCCAGAAGCTGAAGGGGGAGTTGATCGAGCGGGCCCGCGCGCTGGCGCTGGTGTTCCGCCTGGCACGCGAGGAACGGGACGCATGGGTGAACTGGCCTGCGCGTGCGGCGGCGCTGATGGCGGCCGAACTCTCGGCCTCGTGCAGCGACGCAACGGATCAGCAGATCACCGTGGAGCCAGCCGCGATGCAGAAGGTCCTGGAGAAACATGCACGCGCCCACCTCGACGAACTCGCCGAGGTCCGGCCCGACTTCCGGTGAAGATGACGCACTGACGGACTTCGACGGCGCGGGCGAGATCCTGAGCGCCTGGGGCAACGGGCTCCGGCCCGACCCGGACCTGACCGTCTCGGAATGGGCGGACCGGCACCGGATGCTGTCGGGCCGCGCCTCGGCCGAGCCCGGGCGATATCGCACGGTGCGCACGCCCTACATGCGCGAGATCATGGACCGGCTGAGCCCCGGCGATCCCACGCAGCGGATCGTGTTCATGAAGGCGGCGCAGGTCGGGGCGACTGAGGCGGGCAACAACTGGATCGGCTTCGCCATCCACCAGGCGCCGGGTCCGATGCTGGCGGTCCAGCCGACGGTGGAACTGGCCAAGCGCAACTCGCGCCAGCGGATCGACCCGCTGATCGACGAGAGCCCTGAACTGCGGGAGCGGGTCAAACCGGCCCGGTCGCGCGACGCGGGTAACACCATGCTGTCCAAGGAATTCGCGGGCGGCATCCTGATCATGACCGGCGCGAACTCGGCGGTCGGGCTGCGCTCCACCCCGGCACGGTACATCTTCCTCGACGAGGTCGATGCCTATCCCGCCTCGGCCGACGAGGAAGGCGATCCGGTCACGCTGGCCGAGGCGCGGTCGCTGACCTTCGCCCACCGGCGCAAGGTGTTCCTGGTCTCGACCCCGACGATCCGGGGGCTGAGCCGGATCGAACGGGAATATGAAGCAAGCGACCAGCGCCGGTTCTTCGTGCCATGCCCGCATTGCGGCGCGATGCAGTGGCTGAAGTTCGAGCGGCTACGCTGGCAGAAGGGCCGCCCGGGGACGGCGGAATATCACTGCGAGGGCTGCGAGCAGCCCATCGCGGAGCACCACAAGACGGCGATGCTGGAGGGCGGCGAATGGCGCGCGACGACCGTTGCCGCCGATCCGACCACGGTCGGGTATCACCTCTCGGCGCTCTATTCGCCGATCGGCTGGCTGAGCTGGGAGCGGATCGTGCGGGCATGGGACGCGGCACAGGGATCGGACGAGGCAATCAAGGCGTTCCGCAACACGATCCTCGGCGAGACATGGGTCGAAACCGGCGAAGCCCCCGACTGGCAGCGGCTCTACGACCGTCGCGAGCGCTGGACATCCGGTACGGTGCCTGCGGGCGGGCTGTTCCTGACCGCAGGGGCCGACGTGCAGAAGGACCGGATCGAGGTCGATGTCTGGGCCTGGGGCCGCGGTCTGGAAAGCTGGCTCGTCGATCATGTCGTCATCGAGGGCGGGCCCGACCGGCACGATGCATGGACAGAGTTGACCACGCTGCTCGACCGTTCCTGGCCGCATGAACGCGGCGCGCATCTGCGCATCGCGCGGCTCGCCATCGATACGGGCTACGAGGCCCCGGCGGTCTATTCGTGGTCGCGGGCGCAAGGCTTCGGGCAGGTGTCGCCGGTGAAAGGCGTCGAGGGGTTCAACCGTTCGAGCCCGGTGTCGGGGCCGACCTTCGTCGACGCGACCGAGGGCGGGAAACGCCTGCGGCGCGGGGCGCGGCTCTGGACCGTGGCGGTGTCGACCTTCAAGGCCGAGACCTACCGCTTCCTGCGGCTGGCGCGCCCGACCGAAGAGGAGATGGCCGAGGGGGCGGCGTCTCCGCCCGGCTCGGTGCACCTGCCGCACTGGGTCGAGAACGAATGGCTGAAGCAGTTCGTGGCCGAGCAGCTGGTGACGGTGCGCACGAAGCGCGGCTTCGCCCGGCTGGAATGGCAGAAGCTGCGCGAGCGCAACGAGGCGCTGGATTGCCGGGTCTATGCCCGCGCCGCCGCCTGGATCGCGGGCGCGGACCGCTGGCCCGACGAGAAATGGCGCGACCTCGAGGATCAGCTCGGGGCGGCCCCCAACGACACCGATCCCGCCGGGCAGATCAACCGGCCGGGACAGGCCCCGCAGGGCAAGCGCCGCTCCGACTGGCTCGGACGGCGCGGAGGATGGTTCTGAACATGACGGACTGGACGGAAACCGAGCTCTCGGCGTTGCGCAGGGCCTATGCCAGCGGCACGACGCGCGTCAGCTATGACGGTAAGTCCGTCGACTACGGTTCGGCCGAGGATCTGCTCGCCCGCATCCGCACCATCGAACGCGCCATCGCGGGCACCGCTCGGCCGCTGCCGGTGGCCGGGCTGGCGGGCTTCTCTCGAGGGGATCGCTGATGTCCGCGACCTGGTTCGATCACGCCATCGCCACGGTAGCGCCCCGCATGGCCGCGCGCCGAGTGATGGCGCGGCAGGCCTTCGAGATGCTGACGCGAGGCTATGACGGCGCTGCACGCGGGCGGCGGACGGAAGGCTGGCGCGCACCGGGATCCTCGGCCGACACCGAGATCGGCGTGGCCGGGGCGCTGCTGCGCGACCGGATGCGGGATCTCGTGCGCAACAACCCGCATGCGGCCAAGGCCGTGGCGGTGCTGGTGAACAACATCATCGGTGCCGGGATCATGCCGCGCGCCGCGAGCGGCGACGACAAGCTCGACCGCAAGGTCGACGCGCTGTTCGAGCGCTGGACGGCGGAGTGCGACGCCGACGGCCAGCTCGACTTCTACGGCCTGCAGACGCTGATCTGCCGCGAGATGGTCGAGGCGGGCGAGGTTCTGGTGCGCCGCCGTTTGCGGCGGGCGAGCGACGGTCTACCGGTGCCGCTGCAATTGCAGGTGCTGGAAGCCGACTTCCTCGACGCCACGAAATCCGGCGCCCTCGGCGCGGGACGACTGGTACAGGGGATCGAGTTCGACCCGGTCGGGAAGCGACGGGCCTATTGGCTTCATGCCGAACATCCCGGTGACGCCTATGGCGCATTGCAGAACGGGTTGCAGAGCCGCCCGGTGCCCGCGACCGAGATCGCCCATGTCTACGAGAAGCAGCGCACGCAGGCGCGCGGCGTTCCCTGGGGCGCGCCGGTGATCCGGTCCTTGCGCGATCTCGACGACTACGAGGTCGCCGAACTGGTCCGCAAGAAGACCGAGGCCTGCGTCACCGCCATCGTGTTCGGCGACGACGAGGCGCAGCAAGGCATCGCGCCCTCGGTCGTCGATGCCGACGGCAACCGGGTCGAGCAGTTCGAGCCGGGGCTGATCGCCTATGCGCGTGGTGGCAAGGACATCCGCTTCAACCAGCCGTCGGCCACCGGGGGCTACGGCGAATACAAGCGGGCGAGCCTGCACACGATCGCGGCCGGGTTCCGGGTGCCCTACGAACTTCTGACCGGGGACCTCAGCCAGGTGAACTATTCCTCGATCCGGGCGGGGCTCGTGGAGTTCCGCCGCCAGATCGACGCGGTGCAGTGGCAGCTGTTCATCCCGATGTTCTGCGCGCCGGTCTGGCGCTGGTTCACCGAGGCCGCATGGGCTGCGGGGCAGATCCCGTCGCCCACCGTGCCGGTGGAATGGTCGCCGCCCAAGTTCGAGGCCGTCGATCCGCAAAAGGACGCGATGGCGAACCTGCTGTCGATCCGCTCGGGCACCATGACGCTGGCCGAGGTGATCGCCCGACAGGGGCGGAACCCGGACGCCGTGCTGGCCGAGATCGCGGCGACCAACGCCAAGCTCGACGCCCTCGGCCTCGTGCTCGACAGCGACCCGCGCCGCGTCACCAAGACCGGCAGCGCTCAGACCAGCGATCCGGCCACCGACGACCCCTCCGCCGAAGCGGATGACACCGACCCGGCGCAGGCCGACCAACAGGACTGACCTCCATGGACACGATGATCGAACTGCCGGCCATGCGCCGGTCGGCGGAGCTTGCGCCAAACACCGCCGATGCCGACAGCCGCACCGTCGAGGTCGTCTGGTCGGCCGGGGCCCGCGTCCGGCGCGCGACATTCTTCGGGGAGCCCTACGATGAGGAGCTGAGCCTCGATCCGGCCCATGTCCGGCTCGACCGGCTGAACGCGGGCGCGCCGTTCCTGAAGGTACACGAACTCGACACGCTCGACGCGGTGATCGGCTCGGTCGTGCCGGGCTCGGCCCGGATCG